GCCAATGAGCCGGGTTTTTTATTGCCCGAAGAGGGCCTCAAGAGGCCCGACGCCACCTCTGGCGAGGTCAGATTTTTTTTGTGTAGCACGGAACGTTTTGATGGCGCTATGATTCTGATAGGTTGCTAACTAAACAAACATGGAAGACCGTGATTATGAAAACCGTTCTAGCTGCTGCAGCACTGTCCCTTTTTGCTGCGTCTGCCGGAGCAGCTGAGCTTTCCGGTGCGCTGGGTGCGACAAGTCAAGGCGGCATTACGGCGCGTGCAGGCGTTGGCTTTAACTGGGACAAAAGCTGGTTTGAATCCAGTACTGGCCGTCTAACCGGTTACTGGGATGCTGGGTATACCTATTGGGAAGCAGGAGATGCTTCCGGTGGCGCTCACTCGCTGTCCTTTGCGCCAGTTTTCGTTTACGAGTTCGGCAGCGGTAACGTGAAGCCATTCGTTGAGGCTGGCATCGGCCTGGCGGTCTTCTCTGGTACGTCCGCAGGTGACCAGGACTTTGGTTCGGCCTTCAACTTCGAAGACCGCATCGGTGCGGGCTTGAAGATCGGCGAGACGCAGAAGGTTGGCATCCGAGCGATTCACTACTCCAACGCTGGCATTAAGCAGCCCAACGACGGTATCGAGTCGTACTCGCTGTTCTACAGCCACCAGATTTAAAAAAGCACGATCCCTCTTTGCCCGCCCTGTGCGGGCTTTTTTGTGCCTAGGTAATCATACCGGCCGATGCCTGGCATAGAGCCTGTTGGCCATGTAACTGACTCTCTGTGTACCGTTTTTACTTGCCCGCGCCCTAATAAGGGTCTAAATCGGGTCATTTTTTAGGAATCACTCATGGCCGAACCAGCAAGCACGACTGCCGGCGTCCTGCTGGTGAAGTACGGCGTGATCATTGGCGGCTTCGCAGGAGCGATCCTCTCGCTGACCTTCCTGCGCGGTCTCACTCGGGGCCAGGCGGTCGCCGCCTTCTTCACCGGCTTCGCATCGGCAGTCTTCTGCACCCCGCTCGCCATCAGCTACTTCAGCCTTGGCACAAGCGGAGAAACCCAATACGGCGTGGCCTTCCTGATAGGCCTTCTGGCAATGAACATCATCCCGGTGCTGAAGTCGCTCGTGGGTCAGTTCGGAGCCAAGGGAGCTACCTGATGAGCTCGACCCTGATTTCAGTTCTGATCGGCGCCAATGCCTTCCTGAGCGTGCTGGTGGTGATCGCCGCGTGCGACTACCTGCGCCGGATCAGGCCAATGGATGCGCCACTGCTGGCCGTCGCGTTCTACCTGGTTGCCATCGGCGCGTTCGGCGCCTTCGTTCTGGCCATGAACGGCAATGTGCCCACGCTGTACGGCGTGATCCTCAAGCTGGGGATCGTCATGTACGCGGTCGCCCGGCGCGGCCATGTGTTCCAGCCAGGGTAAGGCGCCACGAACTCCCAATGCGCCGGTTCGTGCGTATCAGTCTGTGCGAAGCAAAGGGAATAGCTGCTCTGAATCGCGTGACTCGGCATTCATTTTCTCGCACGCAACCGCAGCCTCAGATCGGTTGATAAACCCGCGTTTCAGGCGTTCTTTTTCCTGGTTGTCGTAAATGTCGAAGCCACCCGAAGTGGTGGCGGCATAGAACCGGTTACCGATTTGGAAGGACTCACCTTCGATAGGTACAGCCGGAACGATAACGAATCTTTGTTGCATTTTTCGAGCCTCCCCAGGCAGACAACTAAGTATTAGTACCGCAAAGGGAAGCCATCAACATGACTCATCGAGACGATTTGATGACGGGCCGTGTCACTCGGATCCGCCACGAACTACCGGTCAGTAACGACATCAGGTCTGCTGTATCCGGCCTAGACGCCGCGCTGGCGGCTGCGATTGACGTTGCAAAGGCTGCCGGGCTGCCGCAAGGATTGATAGTCGGCCTGCTGCATGGCCATGCTCACGCTGAGACGCACAAGATGGTATGCAAGTGAGCGGAGCGATGGCCAGGCCCATGCCGCCGCCTGCATTGCTGGAGCTGACTGAGCTATCGATGCTCGGCACCAGGCTTCAGCCAGCGCCCGAGATTGGCGAATGGGTGCAGGCAGCGATCCTCAGCGAGGGTGGCGATCTGCATAACCCTGACCATGCTCACCTGATCGACGCGCCGCTGCGCTTCCTGTGGGCCTCCGCCTGTTTCGAGAAGCAAGGGCGAACCGTGGTCGGGCAGGCCGAGGCGGTGATGTTTCGCGCTGGCGGATGGCAGAAAGCTCGGCAAGAGCAGCAGATGATCGACTGGTTCGGCGAGGTGCCGGGCTTCGTCATCACCATCGCTGCGGATTACTGCTCCCAGTGCTCCGACACCGAGTTCTGCGCCCTCATCGAACATGAGCTGTACCACATTGCCCAGAAGCTCGATCAGTACGGCGCGCCCAAGTTCACCCAGGACGGGCTGCCCAGCCTGACACTTCGTGGTCACGATGTGGAGGAGTTCGTCGGCGTGGTTCGCCGCTACGGTGCCGGGCACGACGTACAGCAGCTGATCGAAGCTGCAAGCCGGCCGCCTGAGGTGGCCAAGATCAACATTTCGAGGGCCTGCGGAACCTGTCTGCTCAAGTTGGCCTGATGTGAGACAGGCATGAGACGGAACCCAATCTATGGCAGCCCTGAAAAGCGATGTGAAGGCCTTCATCGTTCAGGCCTTGGCGTGCTTCGACACGCCGACCCAGGTCTCACAGGCCGTTAAGCAAGAATTCGACATCGACGTGACCCGCCAGCAGGTGGAGCAGCACGACCCAACCAAGCGTGCCGGGGCCAACCTGGCAGCGAAGTGGCGGACTCTGTTTGAGGACACCCGCAAGCGCTTCCGTGAGGATGTGGCCGAGATCCCCATTGCCAACCGGGCGTTCCGTCTGCGCGGCCTTGGGCGGATGGCCGAGAAGGCCGAGAACATGCGTAACCTGGCGCTGACAGCCCAGCTGTACGAGCAAGCCGCCAAGGAATGCGGTGACATGTACGTCAACCGCAAGATCGAACCAGACAAGCCCCTGGGCTCCCAGGCGGACCAGCAGCACGCCGTTGCTGAGTACAAGCTGGAGCCAGACGAAGGTGTTCCGACTACCCCGTACCTATGACCCGCCGGTGAAGCTGACGCCGAAGCAGGCGAACATCTACGTCTGGGGGTTCCAGCCCGAGGCGCGCTTCCGTGATGCGGTGTGCGGGCGTCGATTCGGCAAGACCTTCCTCGGTAAGGCAGAGATGCGCCGCGCTGCCCGGCTGGCTGCAGAGTGGGGCGTGAGCGTCGAGGACGAGATCTGGTATGGCGCGCCCACGTTCAAGCAGGCCAAGCGGGTCTTCTGGCGCCGGCTGAAGCAGGCCATCCCTGAAGCGTGGCGTGCGACCAGACCGAATGAGACCGAGTGCTCGATTACCCTCAAGTCCGGCCACATCATGCGCGTAGTCGGCCTGGACAATTACGACAACCTGCGGGGCTCTGGCCTGTTCTTCGTCCTGGTGGACGAATGGGCGGACTGCCCGTGGGCAGCCTGGGAAGAAGTGCTCAGGCCAATGCTCTCGACCTGCCAATACACGATCCCCCAGACGGGGGAGTCGAGAAAGGGCGGGCATGCGCTGCGGATCGGCACTCCGAAGGGCTTCAACCATTGTTACGACACCTACCGCGACGGGCAGCCCGGCGGGGAGCCGGATCACAAGAGCTGGCAATACACCTCGCTGCAGGGTGGCAACGTCCCGGCCGATGAACTGGACGCCGCACGCCGCAAGATGGACCCGCGCACGTTCCGCCAGGAATACGAGGCTGGGTTCGAGAACTACGCAGGGGTGGTCTACTACACCTTCGACCGAGCCGAGTGTCGTACGAGCGAGCGCATTAAGCCGGGCGAGGCCGTGCACATCGGCATGGACTTCAACGTCATGAAGATGGCCGCGGTCGTGTATGTGGTCCGGGACGGCCTGCCGCTGGCACTGGACGAGTTCCATTCGGTGCGGGATACGCCCGAGATGATCGAGAAGATTAAGGTACGCTTCTCCGGCCATAGCGTGTCCGTGTACCCCGACGCCAGCGGCCAGAACACCAGTAGCAAGAACGCCAGCGAATCGGACCTGTCCCTGCTCAAGAAGGCGGGCTTCACCGTGGTGGTCGACTCGCAGAACCCCGGCGTGAAAGACCGGATCAACGCGGTCAACTCCATGTTCCTCAACACCTACGGTGAGCGGCGCCTGAAGGTCAACATCGACCAATGCCCGCAGCTCACTCAGTGCCTGGAGCGGCAGACCTACACCGATAAGGGTGAGCCGGACAAGGACCCCAAGAAGGGGCACGACCACATGAACGACGCCGCGGGCTATTTCATCGCCAAGCGGTTCCCGATCAAGACTCAGTCCGCCGGCACCCGCCGCATCGGAGGTTTGGCGTAATGCCTGTTCAATCCACCAACCCAGACTACGACGCTCACATCGAAGAGTGGCGGATGATGGACGACGCCCTAGAGGGCGAGGGCGCCATCAAGCGCAACCCGCGGAACCTGCCCAAGCCTAGCGGCATGGTCGAGGCCGAGAAGCTGGACGACCAGGGTAACGCCTACCTCTACCGCAACTACACTGACCGGGCCCAGTACGAACACTGGGTGCGCGATTCCCTGCGCTCGATGATGGGCTTGGTCTCGCGGCTAATTCCCGAGGTGACACTGCCCGCCGGGCTAAAGGGGCTGGAGGATAACGCTACGGCCGATGGCTTCGGCCTGACCCAGCTGTTCCTGCGGATCGTCCGCCAGACCATTTCCCATGGCCGGGTGCCGCTGGTGGTCAACATCGATGATGCTGGCCAGCCGTACTTCGCCACCTACGCGGTGCGCAATGCCATCAACTGGGACACCGCCGACCAAGGTGGTCGCCAGGACCTTGTACTGTCGGTGTTCCGCGAGTTCAGGCGAAAGGAGCAGGACCGTTACAGCCACGAGTGCGAGACGGTCTACCGCGAGTTCTACATGGACGGCGCGGTCTGCCGCACAGGCGTGCGCAATGAGGCCGGCGAGCTGATCGAAGATGACCGCCCGCTGGGCACTTTCGACGGCAGCAACAACCTGGTGCGCGGGCTGGACTACATCCCGGTCATTTACTGCGGCTCCACCGACAACTCGCCGGACGTGGACGAGATCCCGCTGCTGACCATGGCCCGCGCCGCGCTGAAGTCCTACCAGCTCAGCGCCGACTACTTCACCGCGCTGCACCAGACCAGCCACCCGCAGCCGTGGGTGTCCGGCCTGGACGAGAGCGTGGAGCTCAGTGTCACTGGCCCGTCGGCAGCCTGGGATCTCGGGCCGAACGGTCAATGCGGCTATCTGGAGTTCCAGGGAGCCGGCATTCAGGCCGTCCGCACGGCGATGGAAGACCAGAAGAACGCAGCCCTTGAGGCTGGCGCCAAGGTCATGGACGTGTCCGGCACGGAATCGGGCGAGGCCCGCAAGACCCGGCAGAATGACCAGCACGCCACATTGCACAGCATCGTCATCACCGCAGCTGCTGGCATTGAGCAGGCTCTGCGATACGCCGCTGAGTGGACTGGGTACAAACCGGATGAGGTTGTCTTCACGGTTAAGCCCGAGTTCGTGATCCCAGAGGTCGACGCTCAGGTGCTGGCCGAGCTGCAGAAGAGCGTCATGGCCGGCACCATCAGTGCCGAGACCTATTGGCAGTACCTCACTACCGGCAAGCTGCCTGAGCACCCCTACGGCAAAGAGGCCGAACTGATCGGCGACGACCACGGAGCGGGTGGCATCAACCTGGACAAAGACGATGGCGAGGAAACCGGAGCAAATGGCGGACGAGAAGCTGCTGGAGCAGGTGAGCCGCCACTCGGTGCTGCTTGAGCGGCTGAAGGCCGGCGAGGTCAAGAAGTTCGAGACCTACCTGCGCAGAGCTGATGCTCATGTCCGCGACCAGCTCACCCGCAAGGAGCTGACCACCTACAGTCGAGGCCGGCTTGAGGAGTTCCTTGGGCGGGTGGGTGGCAAGCTGCTGGAGATCTACACGGCCTTCAGCGATCGGATGCAGTCCGACTTGGTGGACATCGCGCAGTACGAGGCTGCGTTCGAGGGGCGCAGCCTGGCGAAGGCGCTGCTGATCGACGCGGTCATGCCGTCGGATTCCCTGATCCGGGCTGCGATCAACACGCAGCCCCTGCAGGTGGCTGGGGTGGACGGCGGCAAGCTGCTCAAGCCATTCCTGAACGGATGGACCCGCACTGAAGCGGACAGGGTCGCCAACGCCATCCGGATGGGTGTCGTGCAGGGCCAGACCAACGCCGAGATCACCCAGGCAATTCGCGGCACCGCGGCGCAGAATTTCACCGATGGCGTGCTGGCGGTCACGAACCGGAGCGCCCGGGCAGTCGTCCAGACCGCAGTCCAGCATGTGGCCACCACCGCTCGCATGGAAACGTTCAAGGCGAATGCTGAGGTAGTGCCTGGCTATCGGATCGTAGCCACCCTGGACCGGAAGACCAGCGTGCAGTGCAGGAGCCTGGATGGCAGGGAGTACGAGATGGGCAAGGGGCCAGTGCCGCCGCTCCACATCCACTGCCGGACCACCATCACACCGATTACCAGGTTGTCGGCGCTGTTCGGGCAAGGCGCTACGCGGGCAGCCGTCGGTGCAGGCGGTGGCGGGCAGGTCTCGGCAAGCCTGAGCTATTACCAGTGGCTCAAAACGCAGCCTGCGGCGTTCCAAGACGCTGCGCTGGGGCCGGTGCGCGGCAAGCTATTCCGCGAAGGCGGGCTGACTGCCGAGCGCTTCGCCGCGCTGCAGTTGGACAAGAACTTCAAGCCGCTGACGCTCGAGCAGCTCAAGGAGCTGGAGCCTCTGGCGTTCGTCCGAGCAGGTCTGTAAACAACTGGATGCACTGCTTGTCACCAGCTATAACATCTCCGTCTTGACGGAGAGAAAACATGGCATCGAGAACGATTGAGCTTAGGACCAACGCTGAGCGGAATTACATTCTGATTTCCTCCATCATCGACTGGTTCGAACCGTGCATCATCGGCGGGTCCGCCAAATCACAGCCGGCTAACAGGAAGGCTTTCGTCATTTACGGTGATGTAGCGACAGTCGAAGACGAGATTGAGGGAAGTCGCTTTTTCCGTCGGAGAGAAAAGGACGTGGTAACCGCCTTCCTTGACAAGTTTGCTCTAAAGCCAGGTGATCCAATCGTGGTGGAACGATTGGCGCCATATACCTACCGATTTATGCCTGGTTGACCAGGTGATCAAACAACCCGCTTAGGCGGGTTTTTTTATGCCCGCGAGGCGGGCCAATCAATCCCAAGGGGATAGCCACATGCCTTTTGACTTCGACCCGGCCGCCCACGGTCTCACCCTCGACGAAACCCAAACCGCCGCGCTCAAGGCAGCGCTGGGCGGCGAGGTGCAGAAATTCCTGGATGGCGAGGTCTCGGGCCTCAAGTCCAAAAACACCGAGCTGATCGGCTCCAACAAGACCATCAAGGCTGAGCTGGACAAGCTGAAAGGTCAGTTCGACGGCCTGGACATTGAGGCGGTCAAGGGCCTGCTGGCCAAGGCCGGCCAGGACGAAGAAACCAAGCTGATCGCTGAGGGCAAGCTCGACGAAGTCATCAGCCGCCGCACCGAGCGCCTGCGCACCGACCTCGACAAGCAGGTCAAGGCCGCCAATGAGCGCGCCGACAAGGCTGAAGCCTTTGCTGCCAAGTACAGTGACAAGGTGTTGGCTGACTCCATTCGCGCTGCCGCCATCAAGGCCGGCGCGCTGCCAGAGGCCGCCGAGGACATCATCCTCCGCGCCCGTGGCACCTTCAAACTGAGCGAAGACGGCGAGCCTATCGCCACTGATCGTGCCGGCGAAGTCGTGTACGGGAAGGACGGCAAAACGCCGCTGTCTCCCCTCGAATGGGCGGAATCGCTGCGCGAAACCGCTACCCACCTGTGGCCAAGGGCTCAGGGTGCCGGGCAGACCGGCGACAACGGTGGCAAGGCCACGAAGAAATGGGGCGAGTACACCGAGACCGAGCGTGCTGCGATGGCTCGTGACAACCCCGACGCATTCAAAAAACTCCAAGCCACCCGAGGAACCTAATCCATGGCATCTACCCAACTGTCGGACATCTTCGTTGCCGACTACTACGGCACTCTGGAGCCGGTAAATTCCCCAGAAAAGACTGCCGTCTATGAGTCGGGCATCATCACCCGCTCCGCGACTCTGGACGGTATCGCGAAGAACGGCCAAGGCACTTCCGAAATCAGCTACTGGCAGGATCTCGACGCCGACGAGGCGCCGAACATCTCCAACGATGATCCAGACGATCTGGGTGAGGTTGGCAAGGCAGAGCAGGGCAGCATGCGTGCCCGGACCCTGTATCTCAACAAGGGTTACGGCGTTTCAGACTTGACCGCGGAGCTGGCCAACTCCGAGCCAATGCAGCACATCCGCAACCGCTTCGGCACCTACTGGACCCGTCAGTGGCAACGCTACCTGATGGGCGCGGCCCGCGGTGTGATTGCGTCCAACATCGCCAACAATGGCGGCGACATGGTGAAGGACGCTGGCGCATCAATCAGCGCAAACGCCTTCCAAGACGCTGCCTTCACCGCCGGTGACGCCGCCGATATGTTCGCCGCTATCGGCGTGCACTCGGTCGTGATGAACCAGATGGTGAAGCAGGACATGATCGAGTACCTGCGCGACTCTCAAGGCAAGATCATCCTGGCGACCTATCTGGGCAAGCCGGTGTTCATGGATGACGGCCTGATCTACGCCCCAGGCCAGTACCTGTCGCTGTTCTTCGGCCAGGGCGCATTCGGCTATGGCGAGGGTAGCCCGCACATGCCGGTCGAAATGCAGCGCAAACCGGATGGCGGCAACGGCGGCGGCGCCGAGGTGCTGTGGGAGCGCAAGACCTACATCCTGCAACCGGCCGGCTTCAGCTGGAAAGGCAGCAACAGCCAGAACCTCAGCCCGACTGCCACTCAGTACGCCAGCGCTGCGAACTGGGAGCGCGTCTTCGACCGCAAGCAGGTTCCGTTCGCCGCGGTCATCAGCGGCACCGCCACCCCTTGACCCCATGATGCGGGGCGCCGGCCTGGCGCCCTGCGCAGGAGATCAGCATGAAAGTTATCTACACCAACACCCCCGGCAGCGAGCGCGGCACCTGCTATCGCCGTCTGGACCAGTTCTTTGGCGTGATCGACGGCGCTACCTCGGTGTCCGTGCAGGGCGATGCTCCGCACATCGGCGAGGCCTACCAGCGGCAGGGCATCAGCGTCAGCGAGATCGAGGAAGGGCTGCGCCTGGACGGCCCAACCATCGCTCAGTGGGTGGCGGAGGGCTACAAGGCGTCCGCCTACCCGCCGGACGGCTACGCCCCGGTCAGCAGCCAGGCCGAGATCGACAAGGCGATCGAGGACGAGGGCGGTGGCGACGATGAAACCGATCCGCACAAAATGAAGGTCCCGCAGTTGAAGGCCTGGCTGACGGCCCAGGGCATCGCCTTTGAGTCCTCGCTCAACAAGCCCGAGTTGCAGGCCCTGATCCCGAAGGAATAAGCCATGACCGACTTCATCACTGTCGCTGACGCTGACCAGGCGCTCGGGCAGGGCTGGGCAGGCGACGGTGATGCGGTTCTCGCCGTTGCCATGGCCAATGCCTGGCTCACGGCCAAGATCAAGCGACCTGTGCCAGACCCGGTGCCTGACGCCATCGTGAGTGCCGGAGCGCAGGTGGCCAAGCTGGCTGCGGCCGGCAAGCTGTACAGGGATACCCAGCGCGAGGTGCAGAGCAAGACGGTTTCGGCCCAGGCTGGCACCTCGACCAGCAAGACGTACGTCGCGGGGTCTGTAGATCGCTCCGCTGGCGAGAGCTTCGCCCTCGACCTTCTCGCCCCATGGATCCGCCGCTCTGGCACTGTGATGCTCAAGAGGATTTGACCCATGGGCATGCGCGAAGAGATCCAGGCCGACCTGGCGGAAGCGTTCGATGATCCAGATGGCCTGGCCGATGCGGTAAAGCCGGTTTCAGGGAGCCGTACCGTAAAGGGCGGATACGACCCCGAGATTGGCGGCACCGTCCCGGCTTCGACCATCTATTACACCGGGCGCGGCGTGTTCGGCAGCTACCTGGCCAAAGAGATCGACGGGACCCGTATCCAGACCGAGGACGTGAAGTTGCTGGTGCTTCAGAACGAGCTTTTCGAGGGACAGGCCGGTGCCGCCACAGACGCCCCGGCGGCGCCCAAGATCGGCGACCAGGTGAGCGGCTACCGCGTGCTCAACGTTTCCGAGGACCCAACCCAGGCGACATGGACCATTCAGCTGAGGAAGTGACATGGCACGCAGCTCACACATGGTCCAGCGGTACGGCGGGCAGCAGGGCGACTTCGCTGAAGCCATACGGGCGTTCGCCGAGCAGGCTGAGCAAGCCTTGGACGCCACCTTCCGCGAAATCGTGATCGAAATCGGCAGCAGCGTCATCCGCATGTCGCCGGTAGGCAACCCGGAACTATGGGCGGCCAACGTGGCTCACCGGGCCAAGGCCAACAAGGCTGCCGATGACTACGACTTCAAAGTCGCGGTACGCAACACCCTGATCAACCTGAATCAGGACAACTTCACCAAGGCCGGCAGGCTGCGTAAAGGCGTGAAGTACGCCAAGCCCCTGACCAAGACCGAGCGAGAGCAGAACTTCGCTGTGAACGGCCTAGTTGCCGGCCAGGGATACGTTGGCGGGCGGTTCCGGGGCAACTGGCAGTTCTCCATCGACTCTCCGGCGACTGAGGAACTCGACCGCATCGATCCGTCGGGCAGCGAGGCCATTACCGCGCTCATCACCCAAGTGCAGGCGCTGACCATCGGCCAGACCGCGTTCATCGTGAACAACTTGCCGTATGCCATCCCGCTGGAATACGGGCATTCGTCGCAGGCTCCGGCTGGCATGGTCCGGGTCACGCTCGCAAACTTCCAGCGCATCGTCGACGAAGCCATCAGGAACAACCGCGTATGAGCCAAGCAAAGGCCCGCCAAGCTATTGAAATCAAGCTGATGGCTTGGGCCGCGGCGCGACCGATCCGTGTTGCGAACTTCGAACAGGAGTTCGTGGCTCAGCAGGGTGAAACATACCTGCAAGCGTTTCAGCTGCCGGGAGCAACTACCTGTCGTTATCTGGGCGGGGATGCCTACGAGTACGCCGGCGTCTACCAGGTGAGCATCGTTTGCCCGGCGGGTCAGCCACTGGCTACCGCTGAGAGTCTGGTCGAGGAGCTTTCGAGCCTCTTCCGAGTGGATTCGGAGCTCAGCCGCAACGGCTTCGAGGGCCTGGTCACCGAACCAGTTGACCAGGGGCCAACCATTACCGAGTCGGCGACCTACACGGTCCCGGCCAGCTTCACCTACCGCGGTCTCGCGGATCTACCGCCCGCTGGGGCATAACCAACCGCCGCCCGGCGGGCTATCAAGAGGAAACAAACCATGGCCGCACGCTTCCCGCTGCCAAACGGCGCCGTGCTGGAGATCGCACGCGTCATCGGCGCCGCCGTCCCATTCACCGCGCTGACCAATGCGAAGCCTCCGGTGGCAGCCGCTGCCGGTCACACCATCCAGAACGGCGACGTTCTGCTGGTCAACTCCGGCTGGGCGCTGATCAACGACCGTGCCGTTAAGGCATCCGCTGTTGCTGCTGACGCGTTCTCCCTGGCCGGCCTGGACACCAGTGATGTAGAGCGTTACACCGCCGGGGCTGGGGTTGGCTCTGTGCTCCCGGTATCCGACTGGGTGCAGATCTCCAAGGTAACGTCTTTCAACTCGGCCGGGGGCGAGCAGCAGTACGCTACTGTCGGGTACCTAGAAGACGACGATGACAAACAGTTCCCAACCAACCGCAACCCGACAACCCTGTCTATTGTGGTCGAGGACCAGCCCTCTGCGGCTTACGTTGAGGCCGTTGAAGGCTACGACTCTTCGAAAGAGCTTGCAGTTATTCGTCTGAAGCTGCGCAACGGTGACCATATCCTGTATCCAGGCTACGTCAGCATCACTCCAGATCCCACAATGGAGCGGAACAACGTGATGACCCGCACCATCAGCGTCGGCCTGTCGGCTCGCTCGCTTCGTTACCTGGCCGGCGCGTAAGGAGCCCTCATGGCGAAGATCAAGATCGCGCAGAATCCCACTTTCGCTGCCGTGGTGCAGGTTCCGCGCATTGGCGCCGAGCCCGCACCGGTGAAATTCCAGTTCCGCTACATGGACCGCGTGGCCCTGTCCGCAATGTTCGATCGCTGGAACAAGGCTCGCGATGCCTGGGCGGAAAAGGCCCAGAACGACGGGGCGACTTGGGAGGAGGTCACCACCGGTGAAATCGCCCTGCAGGCTGAGCAGCTGGGCGATATCGTCACAGGCTGGGACCTGGAGGACGAGTTCAGCGCCGAGGCCATCGCCGACCTGGTGCGCACCTGCACCGGCGCACCGAAGGCAGTAATCGACGCCTACCAAGCCGCCTACAGTCCGGCCCGCCTGGGAAACTGAGGGCGGCGGCCCGGGCTTGCTACAAGCGCGGCCCGTCCGCCGAGCAACTGGCGGCGCTGGGGCTGACCCTCGATGACATCGAGGAGGAGGTGGTAGAGGTCTGGCCGGATGCCTGGCCAGCCTTCCGCCTGTTCGACGCAATGGGTACGCAGTGGCGGGTTGGAATGGGCGGGCCGTCTGGTCTGGACTACACCGCCATCCCCGCAACAGCCTCGATGCTCGGCATCAAGCGCCGCGACCTCACCGATATTTTCCCCGATCTCCGCGTCATGGAGGTCGAGGCCTTGGCCGTCATGGCCGAATCCATGGAGTAGATCATGACCACCATCGCTTCTCTCGGTCTTCAGATCGACTCCGGGGATGCCGTTGAGGCCAAGGACAACCTCGACCAGCTGACGGACGCCGGCAAGCGTAGCGAGGAGTCGGCCGGGCGAACCGGGCGTGCCTGGGAGACCGCTCTGGGCAGCCTGCAGGGTGACACCCGGCAGATCGTGCAGGAGCTGCAGGCGCTGAACGCCAAGCAGGCCGAGCTGGCGCAGCAGATGGCCACCGTGGGGCGCGCCGTTACCAGCGCTTCCACGGCGTTCAGCAGCGCCGCCGCCAACATGGGGGCGTTCCGGACCGAGGCCGCGCAGGCGGGCATGGTGCAGGAGGCACTCACCAGCGCCACGGATGCCGGCGCCCAGGCCGGCCGGCGCGCCGCCGAATCCGCCGACGAGCAGCAGGCCAGGATTCTAGCCGTGGCCAAGGCCTCGCTGGAGGCCAGCCAGTACGTGCAGTCGCTGAACCGGGCGACCGAGAAGAGCGCCGAGGTCACCGCCCAGGCGAATGCCGTGCTGTCGGACAGTGCCAGTCGTCAGGCGGCCATCAACAGCCGGGCCCAAGCCCTCATCGCCACGGAGGAGCGCCAGGCGGAGGCGGCGAAGAAGGCTGCCGGCGCGCATCGGGAGGAAGGGCAGGCCCTTGAGGAACTCCTGGGCAAGATCGACCCGACCGTCGCAGCAATGAGCCGCCTGGACCAGATGGAGCAGAAGCTGAAGGGCTTCCGCACCAGTGGCGCGCTCGATGCGGGGACCTTCGGCGAGTACCAGGCGAAAATCGACCAGGCGCGCACCGCATTGGGCGGCGCCGATGTTGCGCTGAATAAGACTGGTATGTCGGCCAAGGCCACGGCTGCTGCATTGCGCGGCGTGCCGGCGCAGTTCACCGACATCGTGGTATCCCTGCAGGGTGGCCAGGCGCCGCTCACAGTGCTGCTGCAACAGGGTGGCCAGCTCAAGGATATGTTCGGCGGCGTTGGTCCGGCTGCAAAGGCGATGGGTGGCTACATTGCTGGCCTGATCAGTCCGCTGACCCTGAGTGCGGCGGCGGTCACGGGGCTGGCTGTGGCAGTAGTCGCTGGGATTGGCGATCTCAATGAATTCAATAAGGCTCTTGCTTCTACAGGTGGCGTTGCAGGGAAATCCTCATCCCAGCTCGTTGACCTGCAAAACAAGCTGGCCAATGGGAAGTATTTCAGCCAGGCGAATGAGGCATTGCTCGCACTGGTTGGATCGGGAAAGCTTACGGGCGAGACATTCGACGCCGTTGCCGGGGCGGCCACCCAGCTATCCGCTGCTAGCGGTGAGAGCGCCGGTAAGTTCGCGCAAATGTTTGTCGAGGCAAAAAGCGACGTTACGGCTTTCGCGCTGGAGTTCAACTCCAAGTACCACGCGGTGACCCTGGCAACCTTCGATCAGATTCAGGCCCTTGAAGACCAGGGCCGCCACATGGATGCCTTGAAGCTGCTTGCGGGCGAAGTCTCGGAGGAAATGACCCGCCGCAATGAGGAGGCATCAGAGTCCACTCGGGGCATTGCCAAACTTTGGGATGATGCGACCAGCGCTGTGCGCAGGTACTGGAATGAGCTAAAGCAAGGGGTTGCGGCTGATCCGGATCAGTTCCGGATGCAGGTGTTGCAGCAGCAGGTTGCTGATATAGACAAGCAGTTCTGGTTCAGCGATAGCTCACGAGACGCCCTGAAAAAGCAGTACACCGACGAGATTGCTTTGATCCAGAAGCGAATCGATGCTGGCGCCAAAGAACGTCAGGATCGTGCGGACGGGGATGCCGCGATCCAGAAGCAAGCCGACCTCCAGAAGAAGCTGAATGATCAGCTCGACCAAGCGAACCCTGAGCGCAAGAGAGCGAAGGCGCTACAGGACCTGAAGCAGCGGTTCATTGATTTGCGTGAGGCTGCAAAGGAGACGGGCAAGCAAAGCCCGTTGTTGGCTGGTGTGTCTTTCGATGGTGACAAAATATCGGGAGGCGCTTACGACACTCTGGCCAAGGGCATTGCGGATCGGAACAAGGACAAGGTCGGAAAGACTTCCCCAATCGACCTCTCCGGATTCAACGACCAGAAGAACGCGCTGAGCGCCATCCTGGCCGAGTACAAGAACCACCAGAAGGAACTGGATGCGGCGCAGAAGGCCGGCCTGATCTCCCGGGAGTCGTACGCCGCCCAGCGAGCCGCAATCATCGAGCAGCAGAAGGCCGAGGTCACGAACGCCTACGAGGCAGAGATCAAGGCGCTGGAGGAGGCCAAGGGGCGAAGCAGTACCAGCGCCCAACAGCGAATCCAGCTCGACCAGAAAATCGCCGATGCCCGCGCGGCCATGGTTAAGGCACAGAAGGACGCCGATACCGAGCTTTCGGTGCTGGCGACCAATGAGCAAGGCCGGTTGGCCAAGCAGGCCAGGGCTGTGCAGACCTACACCGACGCCCTCGACCAGCAGGTCCTGGCGCTGAGACAGCAGGGGCAGCGCTCCGCCGCCAGCCTTGGGCTCGGTGATCGCCAGCGCGGCTTGCAGGATCAGCAGAACGGCATCACTGATCGGATGAACCAGCAGCGCCTGGACCTTGCCAACCAGTACGGTGACGGCTCCCGCGGCATGAGCCTCGATGAGTACAACCAGAAGCTGGCCGCCCTGAGCAAGACCGAGAAGGACCTTCAGGAAACGACCATCGCAAACTACGACCAGATGACGGTCGCGCAGGGCGACTGGCGCAAGGGCGCGTCGTCGGCATTCCAGAACTACCTCGAGCAGGCCCGGGATGTCGCCGGGCAGACGAGAACCCTGTTCACGAACGCTTTCAGCTCGATGGAAGATGCAGTCGTGAATTTCGCCATGACTGGCAAGTTCTCGTTCGCAGACTTCACCAAGTCGATTCTCGCCGACATGGTGCGGATCGAAACTCAGCGTGCTGCATCTGGCCTACTCAGCAGTCTGGTGGGATGGGGAGCTACAGCGGCCTCGGCGTGGTTCGGTAGCGGGGCGACGTCCGCTGGCTCCACCCAGGCCGGATATAGCCCTGAGATCATTGACGCCTGGGCGGCCACTCAGGCTGACGGCGGAGCCTGGCGTAATGGCGTGCAACTGTTCGCCAATGGTGGCGCTTTCACCAACACCATCGTCAGCGCGCCCACGGCATTCAGTATGGCCGGCGGCAAGATCGGCGTGATGGGGGAGGCTGGTGACGAGGCAATTATGCCTCTGACCCGAACATCTGGTGGCCAGTTGGGCGTCATGGCTGTCGGCGCGGGCTCAGGCACATCGATCAGCGTGTCGGCGCCGGTCAGCATAGTCACCGAGGACCGCAGCAACGAAGGCATGCAACTGGACCAGCAGGCGTTGCAGAAAAACTTCGCCATCCAAATGAAGGTCGCAGCCGAGAAAGCTGTTGCCGACTCATGGAAACCAGGCGGTACAAGCTATCGCAACACCCAGGGGAGGCGCTGATGGCCATCGAGAAGTTCGGCTGGCCCACCCAGCGCGGCGAAACGCCGGAAATAACCTACCGGGTCCGTGAGTCCCGCTTCGGCGGAGGCTACCGGCAGACGGTGGGCGATGGCCCCAACAACAAGGAAGACAGCTACCCGATCACCGTCACCGGTACGAAGGCCCAGGTCCGCAAGATCATGGAATTCTTCGACCGGCACGGCGGCTCCAAGGCTTTTCTCTGGACTACGCCGATCGGTGATCTGGGGTTGTTCACCTGCAAGGATCCAAAGCCTACCCCGGTGGGTGGCGGCCGATTCAAGGTCTCCGCCACCTTCGAGCGGGCATTCCATCCGTAAGGAACCACCATGTCACTGATCAAGGACATCCAGACCCTGGAGCCTGGCAGCGAGGTATTGCTGTTCGAGCTGGATGGCTCGGACTTTGGTGCCGACACGCTACGCTTCCATGGGCACGCTATACCCCACACGCCAGAGGAGTTGGCGGCCGCCGGCGCAAGCGCCGACCAGCTACCGGCCAAGTCGATCTGGTGGCAGGGCAACGAGTATGGCGCCTGGCCGATGCAGATTGACGGCATCGAGGCGAACTCGGACGGCACCGCGGTGAGACCCACGCTAACCGTTGGCAACGTCAACGGCAGGATCACGGCGCTGTGCCTTGCCTTCGACAACCTGCTCGAATTCAAGCTGACCATGCGCCATACGATGGCGCGCTATCTGGATGCTGCAAATTTCCCCGCAGGCAACCCGGAGGCTGATCCGACCGAGGAAGCGATCGAGGTCTGGTACATCGATCAAAAGGTGTCCGAGAACGGCACCACGGTAGCGTGGGAGCTGGCCAGCCCCGGCGATGTTGGCGGTGAGACGATCGGTCGGCAGATGACGCAGCTGTGCCACTGGGCGATGACCGCCGGTTACCGCGGTCCGAACTGCGGCTACACCGGCCCTTACTTCGACCTTGACGGCAACCCAACTGACGACCCGGCTAAGGACCAGTGCAATGGCTGCCTCGATACCGGGTGCACTGTTCGTCACGGCCAGGGCAACCAGCTACCCTTCGGCGGCTTCCCGGCCGTATCCCTGATCGCGCGGAGCTGACCATGCGTAAACACATCCTCGCCGCCGTGCAAGCGCACGCCGCGGCGGAATACCCGCGAGAGTGTTGCGGGCTGATCGTTGCTGTGGGTCGGGCTCACCGATACGTGCCATGCGAGAACACCGCCACCGAGCCGGCTGAGGAGTTCCGCATCTCGCCGGAGCAGTACGCGGCAGCCGAAGACCTGGGCGAGGTGATCGGCATCGTTCACTCGCACCCAGACGCCACCAGCAGGCCATCGCCGCGGGATCTGGCCATGTGCGAAGCCACAGGCTTGCCCTGGCACATCCTGTCGTGGCCTGAAGGCGACCTGCGTTCCATCACTCCCACCGGCCACACGCCGTTGCTTGGCCGGCCGTTCGTGCACGGCGCCTGGGACTGCTGGCAGGTGTGCGCAGACTGGTACAAGCGTGAGTGGGGCCTGGAGTTTCCCGCCTATGCACGGGAGGAGGGATGGTGGGAACAGGCAGACGGCCCGAGCCTTTACGAGCAGGCTTACGAGGCCGCCGGCTTCTACCAGGTCAGACAGCCGCAGCGCGGTGACATGATCGTCATGGCCGTGGGGCGAACTGCTCACCCGAACCACGCGGGAATCTACCTAGGCGCTGATGTTCAGCTTCCTGAGGAACATGCACCGGTGTTCGGCCCTGGCCCCTTCATGCTGCACCACCTGCTAGGCAGACCATCAGAAATAATCGTGTTCGGCGGCCCCTGGCTCGACCGGACGCGCCTTGTGTTGCGTCATCGGGACGCGAAAGAAAGCGGCCTGGCCGCATAGGTGGTGCCATGAACTCTATTGATCAGCAGCTTCAATCCCTGCAGGTACAAATTCACTCGTTTGCATCGGCCATTGCTGTTCTTCAGCAACAGGTAGCACTCCTGCAGCAACAAGCTAACCAAGGGCAGCGAGAAGTCTCACTGCCCCAGGAAAGTTAAGCGTTAGCCACTAGGTGTTTTGCTGCCGCCCGAGCGAGCTTATCGATTTCTTCGAGGTTAAATGCCTCGACAGGTTTCCCTTCTAGCTTGATGTTTACGCTCACGTTGCAGTTGTGCTCATCCATGAGAATCACCTGCGCAGTTACTGGCTGGGCAACGCGATTGAAAATGATGTTCTGAAGCTTGAGCCCCATGGGGTTCTCCTTGTAGTAGGCGCCCCAGTCCATGGGCTTTCCGGTAACGGACCGGGGCGGTTCGTTGGAGGCACAACGCTACTACGGCAGCAGGCAATCAGGTTACTGGCTTTCTATCCACGCTGGATGCCTGGCCAGCTACTGAAACCTTCGCGATCTATGCTTGCTCAAAGCATTGAGCAAATGCTGCCAGCGAAGGATCAAGGACATGGACTACTCCAGCATGGCTGAATCGTTGGAAAAGATGCTGAGGGACGGTGCGCAGGAGAAAGGCAAGTCGAGTGACGGGCCACAAGCTAAGAAATCAGATTCCGAGGTCGAGGTGATCCCTCAGTCTTCGGAAGTAGCCCTCAGTATAGGAAGGGGATGTTCTGTAGTCGCAGTGTTTTGCCTTTTCTGTTCCGGGGGAGCATCGGCAATCACTCAGTCAAGCTCGATGCCTATGGCTTTTGAGAGATGCGAAGAGGCCAGC